GTCTTCGCGCGGAGTTCCGTTCTTGCGTCCATTGACAGATGCCTCTCTCAGTTCGCTGTCTCGAAGTGGTGGATTGTTTTTCTGATTCCAATCGCAGAGCAACTGGTAAACCTCATCGTCGGTAAGACGGGCGTGAAACTCGTCTTTCAGGGAATGCAAATGGCCGGACAAAGAGAACGCCGCATTTCTTAGGTTCCCTTTAGCTTCGCCTGGTACGTTCTCGACATACTTTGCAGCTCGTTGCATCAGAGATTCCGCCTCAACGCGTGGTGGGGCGGGCTCGTGCTTTACGGTTCCTTTCTTCTCTTTCTCGCCGCTCAGGTACGTTTTGCACAACCAGTCGATTACCTGCTGGCCATCGCCAATTTCATCGTTGCCGTTGTAAACATCGCCGGTGATGGTCCAGAATCGATCGTGGTCATAGCATTCAATTTGCTGCTTGTCGGCTTTGCCCGGATTGATCTTGTGAAGACAGCGGAACCCTTCAGGCTTGCGGGCTCTTGTGATGAACTTCACACCAGTTTTACTTGGCGAAATCTCTGCATAGGCAACTCCGTCGAGCCTCGCAATAATTGGCAAGGCCCAGTCGCGGAAATCGCCATCTTCCGTCAGGCAGTTGTCAAGATCGATGCCGGTATAGGGCTCGGCAATGACGGTGGCAATGCCCTGATATAGAAACGCTGTCTCAACTGCTGAATCGAAATCAGTCCATGTTGATGGATCATTGCTCTTTGCGGCATCGCCACCGGACTGTAATGGAATCTTTGTTCCCTTGGCGTTGAAGTTCCACAGCATCCATCGCTTCAGGTCTTTCAGTTCCTGTGGAACGCGGTCATAGTCCATTACTTCACCGCCTTTATGAATTCATCAATTGCGTGTTTACTTCCTTCAAGAAGGCTGCAAATCAGCACGCAATGAATTGGATTCAACGAAGGAAAGTCAAAGCAATGATCGACTGCATCAACACGAAGTCGAAGACAGTAGTTTCCAAAGAACTCAATAACATGGCCCACCATCGGTGGAGCTTTGAAATCAACATCGATCTCTACTACTGGTTTGCCTGGCAATGAAATCCGTGCAACGTATTCCATGTTCAAAACTCCTGATCAGAAGGGACAGTCGTCCTCAATCCCTGAATAAACTTTTGTCTCTTCCTGCTGCGCCAACTCCGTCGGCTTCTCGCTCTCGAAGAAACACTCCGTGATGCGATGCCAGCGGCCATCTTTCTTCGTTGTGATTCTCACCGGCCGCCGACAGACACCCATGTTGATGAGCGCGACAGCATCTGGAGCGTTGTCCGGGGGATCACAAATCGATCGAGCATCCCACCACGCCAGAAACTTCGAACGGGCAAAACCTGTGTGCCCAGGGCAGACCCATTCCGGGATGACATGCTGAGCGAGGTTTCCCACTTCGCCGGTCTTGCTCACCACGTAATCGACCCTGACAGTTTGTGGGGCTGCTTCGTCGTCCTTCTTCGTGTGGACTTTCACGATGACGTCTTTAACGTCCCATTCCTCCGGAGGCATCGCACCTGTGAGTTGCGAAGACTCATCCGCTGTTGTGTCGTGCTTCAGTTCCCTTTCCCGAGGAAACAGGAAGTTGCACTCAGGGCAGACCGTTGACGCGGAAGCCACGTCCAATTCGCAGGACGGGCATTTCTTCCCGCGTCCGTTCTGAGCGGCGACGCCAGCGCGGCCTTTGCCTTCCGATCGTCCGAAGTTCTCGTCGTCAATCGAACCGTGGCGGGCGATGTTGCCGCCAAAGTCCAACAGGAGGCAGTTTGTTTTCGACTCGTGCAACCTGAGTCCGCGGCCAACCATCTGGCAGAACAGGCCCGGGGACATTGTTGCCCGCAAGATCGCAATCGCATCGACGCATCGGGCATTAAAACCTGTTGTGAGAACATCGACGTTGACGAGGAAGCGAAGCTCCTGGGACTTGAAACGCTGCAGGATTGCCGACCGTTCAATGTCGAGAGTTTCACCAGTGACGACGGCGGCGTGTTCTCCTTCACCGTTCAGGAAATCTGCGATCTGTTCTGCGTGATGAACACCAGACGCAAAAATCAGTACAGAATGACGGCCCTGTGTCTTTTCCAGAATCTCTTTGCAAGCGGCCCACACTTTCTCATCAACATCGAAAGCCGCCTGCATTTCCGATTCAACGAACTCCCCGCCGCGAAGAGAGACCTTGTCGGTGTTGACTTCAGCGTCTGCGACTTTGTTTGTGATCGGACAAAGAAAGCCCTCAGCAATCAGTTGAGCCGTCTTCGCTTCGAAAACAACCCGCTGAAAGATTCGCTCAGGCCCGCAGATTGGACCGGCACCGGTGCGAAAAGGGGTCGCCGTCAATCCGACAATGCGGAGTCCTTCATTGGCCTTCATGGCGCTGAGGAACTGACCGTACATTGATTCCTCAAGATCGCTGATGAGGTGAGCCTCATCCACAATCACAAGGTGTCGTCTGCCAAGGTCTTCCGCCTTGCGGAACACTGACTGGATGCCAGCGACAACAACAGCGTTGTTGATCTCTCGACTCTTCAACCCGGCTGAATAGATTCCGACGTCCACGCCCGGAATCAGCCCGCGGATTTCGTCGGCGTTCTGTTGCAGGAGTTCCTTGCGATGCGCGAGGACAACCACGCGCCCACCGAATTCCAAAGCCTGCTGAATGAGTAAAGCAATCAGGAGGCTCTTTCCTGCTCCGGTGGGAAGAACTGCGACACAGTTGCCGGACTTCTCATTGAGATACTTCCAGACGGCTTCGTTGGCTTGTGACTGATACCATCGAGGGGACAGCATTCAAAACTCCTTATGCGAATCCCACTCTGCTATCGAATCAGCGCCATCGCTGACGACTGGCGTCAGTTCCTTCGGAACAACAACCGTTACGCCAGCCTCAACCAGCAGCACGGCCTTGCAGATCTTTTTGAGCGGTAGCCGCAGAATCTCCGCTGGCATCGGCTCGCCGGTTTTCTTCAGCCATCTGGCTTTTAGTTCGCTGAACACGTTCAATTGCCTCCTGTAAGATTTGAAGAGACTGACGCAGCCAATTGCCGTCGCCAGTCTGTTTGTCGTAAGCGTCGATCATCGACATTGCACCAATGAGATGATGGTTGCACCGCAGTTGCGGATAGCGTGCATCGCATCACTCCCCCACTCAGGATTCCCTAGGCGAACCAGAGAATCTTGAGCGTCCGTGATCATGCACTCGGCGAAGCCTTCAGCCTTCTCAATCTCTGGCTTCAGGGCTTCAATCCTTGCGAGCTTAGCGGCTGCAATGGCAGCCTGTTCCTCATTCCATCTCCGCAGATTCTCGGCCTCTTCTTCGTCCTGAATTCGCTTGCGGCGGATGGACTCAAGTCGTGTAGCTTCCGCCTGCTGTTTGCGGAGTTCTTCGCGTTCTGCTTCCATCGCCTTGCGTTGTTCCGCCAAGGCGGCTTCGTCAGCCAATCTCTGCTTCTCCATTTCTCCGGCGCGGATGCGGAGTTCTTCGGCCTGTCGCTTCGCCTCTTCGGCCAGCTTTGCAGCGAGTTCTTCGCGTTCCTTGCGTTGCTTCGCTTCAAATTCTTCAGCGATGCGTTTCTCTTCAGCAATGATCGCGGCCTGCTCCGCAGCGGCTTTCTTTGCCTTAGAAAACCACCACATCCATTCTTCATCGGGCAACTCTACAGCGACCCAATCCAGAGGAATTCTTTCAGCCACCATGTCGTTAATGCGGCTTTGCTTCTTCGCGACTTTCTCAGCTTCCTTTGCAGCCTTCTCGGCTTTCTCGACAGCGTCGAAGGCGTCGCGTTCGGCCTTCAATTTTGCTTCGACTCCGTCGACTTTTTCAGTCAACTGTTTCGCAATGCTGTCGACCGTCCGCCCGTATTCCAAAGCATCAGCCTTGAGTTCTTTTCGCTTCTTCTCGATGTTCGCGTTCAGCTTCTTGACGAACTTGTGAGCCTCTTCAACCTGTCCGATTCCGGCCTCTGCCACGGTCAAAAGACCATAGGGCAAAACCTGTTCAATCATCGCATTAAATGTCGACAGCTCCTGAACGGCCCTGTCTGTCATCGTGAGTTCAGTTGTCTGCACCTGTTCCTCCTGTTCATAGATCCCGCTGTGGTCAATCGTTGTTCTGCCCATCTGCATTTCCTCCGTCGACGAAAAAGGCGCGGAGGTTGCCCCGCGCCTATGTTGTTGAGACTACCAGCCAGCAGGCTTGCCAGCGGTTGCTGTCTTTTCCGCAGGAGCAGAAGACGACTGAGGCAAACAGGCTTTGTAGCCCTTCACCTCATTTTGGTTGTTGCCGTTGTATTCCTTAACGGCCAGCTTGATCATCAGCGGCTTCATGTGCAGGGCTGAAGAGTCCGGAGGCTTCGGAATGTTCAGTGCCTCGCAAACCTTTTTGAACTGCTGCTGAGCGATCGTCGTTGCCTCTGGATTCTTGTTCCAAAGGTTGAACCGATCGATCACGGTTCGATTCTTAAACGGCCCGTCGACGATCTGCAGTTTGACCTGCAGCAGTTCGCTCGCCCCGTCCTTCGTTTTCTTGCGTTCGCTCTCGGTCATGACAGCGCGATACTCGCCCGCAGGCAAAGCCTCAAACTCGCTGTCCTTCACTTGCGATGCGTCATACCCACCTAAATCAGCCATCTCAATTACCTTTCAAAACTTCACTCGGGACAAAAAACTCTGCATACTTCTCGAACGAAAACTCAACCATTTCCTCCGGCATGTTCAAACGGTTCTTGGCACGGACTCCCGCCGTTGGCTGCGTCCTGACAAAACGCTCGCTGCCACCCGCCGCGATGTTTCGAGTGCGATTAAATCCGGTGTCTTCTTTGACTGCGTAAGTTCGGAACGATCCGAAGAAAACTTCCTGACACCAATCGCAAAGGAGATCACGAGCGAACTCACAGACGGACGGCTCCCACCGCTCATAGGACGGTGCATCTGGCGGAGTGATCTTCACGGCTTCACTGTGTGCCAGCAGAATGATCCCCATCCCGCGTTCAGTGTGCAGCCAATCCAGTTGGAACTTGATCTTGTCCCACATCGCCTCAATGAACTTGTTGCCCTTGCCATAGCTGAATTTGTCGTCTGCCATCGATTCAACGTTCTTTTCTTTGCAGATCTGCTTTTCAATGATCCGCTGCAAAGCGTCAATCGTATCAATGGCAATCCAGCGATACGGGAATTCGCCTTTTGCCGCCGTCGTGTCGCAATGCAACCAAAACTCCTGCCACTCATCCCACGTTCGAATCGGGGGCGTCTTATCCATGTCAACGTCTCGATCGTCTTCCAGATTCGCCAACAACGCCCCGCCGAACGCCTGCGAGGCAAACGTTGTCTTTCCGATAAAGTTCGTCCCATGAAACAGAACGCGACGTGGCCCGCCCTGTTTGCCTTTCAAGATCTTCATTGCTCTTTTCTCCGCTCTAAATGACACTCAGAACACAACACTCTCAAACCATCCGATTCGCAAAACAGCCGATCGGCGAACACGCTCAGATCGGCAAATGATTTCAGTGAGCCACATGGCTGAACGTGATCAACTTCGACCTCTTTGCGTGCAAACCATGCTTCGCATCGCTGGCATTGGAATTCCCATTTCAGCCGCTTGTTGTCACTTTGGCTTTTCCGTCTCGCTTCGTTCAGTGCATGGCGAACCAACGGAGGCCATCGACGTGACAGCTGGCGAAGACCGGAACGAATGAACCCCCAGAATGCCGCTTCAGTCCATTCACCACCGGCGCGAGTTCGGGGGACTCTGTCAGTCTTCGCTTTGCGGCTCATCCCTGCCCCCTCAATACGCCCCTGCCACCTGGAAGCATCCGAGTCGAACACTCACGAATCTGTGAAGGCCGATGCAGCCCTTTGTTCTGCGGAAGATCAGGACGTTCCATGCGGATCATCTCCGCCAGCCCGATCGTTGTTTCAGTGCCCCAGATCTCCTCCAATGACGGATCTCTGGTCATTGGTTTGTGGCCTGTTGGAGCGTGCAGCCTGTTTGATTTCTTCCCGGCTTTCTTGCGTCGTGTCATTGCACTTTTCTCCGCATCAGTTCGCCGGGGAGTCGTTCACCAATTCGTACGACGGATGAAATCTCCGGACGCTCTGGCTTCTTCCAGACTCCGTGAACTGCTTTCGAATCCGCAATCTCTTTGCGGTCAATCGTGATTGATCTGTCAGCGATGATTCCGAGCCTTACTTTGTCAGCTCGAATCTCATTCACGTTCAGAGTGATTTGCTGAGGCACTGACGATGCTGGAATGTCGAAGATGATTTTTTCGTCAAGCTTCCGAGTTAAAACTAAGATGGCACACCTCCGTAGAGAAAGAAAAACACGAGAGAAAAACCTGCGAACAGTCTCGGCGTGACTGCTGGAAACGCCGAACCCTTGGTGACTGTTCGCAGGAGTGACAAATCAGAGCCTGCCGCGCCTTCATTGGCTTGCGGGGGCCAGCCGTTGAAAATCATTTTCCAATGCAGCAGGCTCTGAGGGAGATTCGCCCGCCGCCGTTGACAGCGGGCCGGACAGAAACGAACTGCCCGTTCCGATTTAATCCGGTGAGCCCTTGCTCTCGCCGGTTAGTATGTTGGCGGGTAGTTGTCCCGCACCCACTTGTTCCCACGCTTGATCTGGCTTCGCTCGTCAGCGAGTTGCGATGATCCAGCCGCAAACCACGCCAAAACGATAAGTAACACTGTTGCGATGATTTCATTTAATAGCGGCATACTTGTCTCTCCTAACTTGTTGAGCGTGCTTGATTGCGTCGCGTGACATTTCTTTCCGCAGGCATCCGCATGACTTGGTTTCACCGTTTTGAATTCGGTGGCGGGCAGTCAGAATGACGTTTCCGCATTTGCAACGACACTTCCAGATTGGTCGCCCGCCGCCTCCTGACCGTCGAATCTTGATGACTCCCAAGCAAACAATCGGAGTCAATCGCGAATCCTTATGTGGCACTGGTGGCTTTGACTTGCTTTGCGGAATGATCATTTGCACTCCTTTGCTTTGAACAACTGCCCGCCATCTCGCTCCGCATCCAGCCGAATGCACAGGTCTTCGTTTCGCTTAATCTCGTCCGCCCGTTTTCGGAAGTTGTCAAGCTTCTTTGCGTACTGCACAGGATCAACTTTCAGGTCGGAGCAGAACCGATCGCAGCAGGCTTCGGCTAGTTCGCTGCTTGTCATTGGCTGCCCGTGTTCGCGGAGAACTTCCAGGCATTGCAGTTGACGGGCTGTCACCGTTGGCTGGATTCGTTCGGCGGCTTTGTGCGATGTAATTGGATCGCTGTGGCGGGCGATTGGGGCTGTCGCTTCGGGGACGTCGAAGAGGGTTAGTTGGCTCATGTTGCGACCTCCTCAAGTTCGTCTTCCATCTCAAACATTGTTCTCTGAGGATCTGCCTTTTTTGGCTGGCAAGCTGCTGCGAGATTTTTTACAGCCTGTCTGTAATAACTCGTTTTCAATTCGCACCCTACGCCGCGACGACCCTGAATAACTGGTGCATAAACTTCTGATCCGACTCCCATGAATGGAGTCAAAACAACGTCTCCGGGATTCGTCCACATCTGCACAGCCCGTGCGATTACATCCAATTGCAAAGGATGCTGGTGTCGCTCGTCGCCTTCGTCCTTCGACTCCTCGTATGGCAAAACGTTTTCTATCCTGATGTCATCCCAAAACGATGACGCATAATGTCGCCAGATCCAATGGCTGTATCTGTTCTCAATCTGGTTTCCTTTCCATCCCTTGAGCTTCAGTAGTTCTTTCGGAATTTCACGTTCGCCGTGATACTCAAACAATCCGTTCGGATGAGTAACTGGCTCTGGATTGACTCCGCGTTTTCTGAACGGAATCAGGTAGTCGGCTGATGCAACATTCGTCAAAGTTGCGTCCTCGCAAATCTGCCGATGTGCCAGTGCTTTGCTCATTGTGCGATTGCGAACAGCGAGTGGTTCTTTCCAAATGCAAATTCTTGGAAGCATCTCGAACCCAAGCGACTCATGAAGCCTGATAATGTCGCCCGGAAAATCTGTGTACCCGCAAATGTTGGCCCCTTGCTTTGGTACATCCATGCAATGCACTGCCGAAATTCGACCGGGCTTCATCGCTCTGTGAATCTGTTTAACGATAAATCCGTAGTGCTCAAAAAACTCGGCGTATGTTCGTGCGTTAGACAAGTCGCGAACGCTGCTGCTGTAGTTGTATAAGCAGCCTCCATTCTCTGTAGCAAACGGTGGCGAGTAAATTGACATGCCAACCGACTCGTCTGGTATCGACTGCAGCACTTCGGCTGAATCGCCGTTGTAAATCGCGTACTGATCGCAAATAACTTGATCCATTACAGCCATGATGGAACCTGCTCCTTCTCCGGAAAATAATCGTTTGACACGAGATGCATACTATCTTGCATGTGAGCCACAAGACTCTGAAACATTCGCTGAACTTGCTGCTTTTTGCGGTCTAGGTTTTCGGCGATTTTTCGCTCTCCCTCACTTAAAACCATGTCAATGGTTACGGGGTTCTTTTGCCCGAAGCGGTAGCATCTACGCACGACTTGGTAGTACTGCTCAAAGGAGTGACTCGGAAAAATCACCTCGTGGTTGCAAATCTGAAAGTTAAGTCCCCATGCCCCAATTTTTGGCTTGCACACCAGTCGGCGAATCTGACCCTTTGCAAACCCAAGCAAATACTCTTCCTTTTGCTCATCACTCATTGACCCCTTGACCTGCACGCAATCGTCAAGCATCTTTTCAAGCAGATCACATTCTGGATTCAATTCACCCCACAACGCGGTAGATCCATTGTGATTGTTTGCCAGTTCGACAGCCTTTTCGCATCGCTCTTTAATCGTTACGCGGCGTTCTTCTCGCTCCTCTCGCATGTCGTTTGCTGACATCGCAAAAAGATTTCCGGCTCTTGCCTTCGTGCATTCAATGATGTGTGCTCGTTCGGTCAGTGGCGGAAGAATAAATCGACTATCATCAAACCCGAGGTCAGAAGGTTTTTGAATTGATCTTGCCCACGAGCAAACCCACGACCAAAACGGTTCTTCAGCGTGACCGCGAAAACGGTATT